TGACCATCTTTTGCAATATTACCGAAAGATTTCATTAAGCTACTTTCTATTAAGCGTCATCAATCTCTTCATATGAAAGAACAGCAGACAAATCTCCCGCTGCACTTGCTTGTATTTTTAGTATGTCGCTTTCATTTAAGTATAGTCCCATATTTTTATCAATAGGAAGTAAGGTGCTACCTGCTGCAACTGTAATACCTTTAGCTATGTAGTAGTCTACACTTGATCGTGTAATATATACATCTATATCAGCAGAATTAGTACCATCTATGTTAGCTATAATTAACGAATTAATTTTACATAATTTATCTGATGCACACGTTAGTAAACTAACTGCGCTTGCAGCAACATCAGCATCTAGCACTGTTTTGGCTTGAATACTACTTACTGCGACTACATTTGGATTTGCCATTTAATAACTCCTTTATTATCCAAATACCATTGCCATAGCAATAGCTTTTCCTGTTGAGGCTACATCTTTTGTTAAAGCTACAGTGCCTGTATCATCAGGTAAAGTAATTGTCCTATCAGCAGTTGGGTCTGTTACTGTCAATGTAGTTTCAAATGAATTACTAGTTGCGCCCTCAAAACTTAAAGTTCTTCCTACTCCAATATATACATCTTGATAGAACTGAACACCTACACCTGCAATATCATAAAAGTTTGCAAGTAAAGTTCCATTAGCCAATATTTGAAAACCGCTTATTCCATTTCCATCTGCGTTTGCGTTAATACTCCAAGTAAAACTGCTGCTTACTTCAAATTCTAATGAACCATTGTCTGCTGCACCATTAGCAAAAGTAAGTGCAGGATCATTACCTGATATTGTAACCAAACCAGTACTGTCAATTAAAGGTACAGTACCACTAGCATCTGGTATAGTAATTGTTCTGTCTGCAGTTGGGTTAGTAAAACTAACTGTAGTTTCGTTTGCGTCTGCACTAGAACCCTCTACAGTAAAACCTGAGTCATTAAGATGTAGCCCAGTTACGACAGGACTTGTAATAGTTTTGTTTGTTAGTGTTTTTGTAGTGCCTGAAAAGTATGTATCAAGTAAGTCTACATCAAAATAACCTATAGATGAACCAGATGTGTCATATACTGCAATACCATCATCTGCTGCAATTGCTGTGCTTGTGTCAATAGTAATTGCTGACACATCTGCTACAGCATTAAGCTCTGCACCTGTAGCCGTAAGACCTGTAACGTTATTAGCTTGACCTGCTGTACTGTCTACGTAAGCTTTAATAGACTGTTGGGTTGCAAGTTTAGTTGCACTATTACTACTAAAGTCATCCTCATCTGCAATATCAGTAACTGACACTGTGCCATCTGATAAATTACCAAATTGTATAGTACCTGACGTAGTAATATTGCTTGAGCCATTATCTATAGCTCCAAAGCCACTTGTTATGCTACCACTGTTAAGAGCACCAACTGTTGTTACGTTACTAAGTGTATCTAATGCAGATTCAAAATAAGTCTCAAAGTCAGTAAGAGCTACTTGCTTCATAGTTCCTGCATCATTAACAACAACTCTGTCAGCATCAGCAAGTGTTGTGGAGGTAGCAGAGGTATCACCATCCATAACATTTATTTCACTGGCAGTTGCAGTTACACTTGTTAAATCTGTAGGTGCAATACTTATATTAGCAGTACCGTCAAAAGATTGACCTGCAATTGTTCTAGCAGTTGCTAATGCAGTAGCAGTTGAAGCATTTCCTGTAAGAGCACCTTCTACATTAGCTACAAGAGTTCCTGTACTAATAGTAAGATCGCCAGTAGATGCACCTGTAAATGATCCTGTGCCTACAATAAATTTATCTGCAGACTCATCAAAACCAATAAATGCATTATCACTATCACCACGTTCAATAACAATACCTGCATCATTTGCAGGAGTACCTGTTGTACCTGTACCTAGTTCTATGAGAGCATCTTCAATTATTGTGTTAGTTGTACTAATAGTTGTAGTAGAACCATTAACTGTTAAATCTCCTGTAACAGTTAAATTTTGACTCATAGTAACATTACCACCAGAAGCAATGGCTATTGCATCTGTATCACTAGAAGAACCTATGTTACCCCCATCACTAATAATAATATTACCGCCAGTAATATTTCCTGTAGTAGTAATTGTGCTAGAGCCAGTGTCAATAGTACCAAAGCCAGATGTAATAGAGCCAGAGTCAAGAGCACCTGTAGTAACAAGGTTTGGCATTGCTGTAATTTCATCATCAAAATATGCAGCAAGATCTGTAACAGCAACTTGTACCATTGTACCATTATCATTTAGTACAACACGATCTGCATCTACTACAGTTGTTGAGGTTGCTGAAGTATCTCCATCTAGAATATTTATTTCAGCAGTAGTAGACGTTACACCGTCCATAATATTTAACTCTGCTGCACTGGCTGTTACTACAGTACCACCAAGAGCAAGACCATTTGTGCCATCGTGAGAAGCTATATCAAAATCAAAAGAGCCATCAGCAAAAGTAGTGTTACCTGTAATAGTAATTGTACTACCATCTGCACTAATACTATCTAATGCAATATTACCTACATTAGTAATATTGTTATCTCCAAAAGACGTAGCAGGTAATACAGTGGTTCCTGTAGCTGTAAAGTTGGCAACAGTTGTTTGACCTGTAACACCTAACGTACCTGCTATTGCAGTGTTACCACTTGTGTCTGCCACAGTAAATTTATCGGTGTCCATAGTAAGACCACCATTAAGAGCAGTAGCACCTGTTACTGTAAGCGAGTTTAATGTAGCTAAACCAGAAGAACCTATTGTAGTAAAACTACCTGTAGAAGCACTGTTACCACCAATAGCTGCACCATCAATTGTACCACCATTAATATCTGCAGTGTCAGCTACAAGACTGTCTATATTTCCTGTACCATCAACATATAGATCACGCCACTCAGAACCTACAGCACCAAGATCATGTGTATCATCAGCAGAAGGAATAAGAGGAGAAGCAACATCAGCAGTTACAGTAACAGTATCTGTAGCTGCATCACCAAGAGTGGTGTTTCCATTTACAGTAAGATTACCAGTAATAGTTGCATTTTCATGTATCTGTACAGTATCTATGTAACCTATACCGTCCACATATAAATCTTTAAACTCTGCGCCTGAAGCACCAAGGTCTACATCATCATCAGTTACAGGAACAATAGCACCATCCTGTATACGTAACTGCTCTACTGCAGCAGCAGATACCTCACTAAAAAATCCTATTCGATTGTTTGTTGTATCTATTACAACTTTGTTTAATGCGTCAGTATCAGCTATCAGAGGTACGTATGCACCTTCGGCAGTTGTCCCATCATGTTTATGCCCTGTACTTGCATTAAAGGCAGCAAGTACCTGATCAAATTCTGCGTTTACTGGTGCAGCTTTAATAATAGCGTTAGCAATAATATCTGCTGCTGATTTTCTTGTATAACCTGCCATTTTATAACCTGTCTCCTACCCCAAAAGTAATTACTAAACCTTGAATACTATGTGATGCATTTGTATCATTTGTTACAAATCTAAATGATGCTGACTTACCTGAACCTGATATATTAGTTCTTTGTACAGGAGATGGATTACCATCATATATTGCTGTTGAATTATATACAGCTTCATTATAATATGCTGCTGCCCCTGTAGTTGTTAGTGTAAAGTTTGAAGGAGATAAAACATCTACGTCATCATAGTCATAAAGTACAGACATAACAAGCTCATTATCTCCTTCAGATCGCATATAAGTTGCTATACTGTAAAATATTTTTCTTTGTTCTGGGTCTTCCATATGATAAAAAGGAGTTTGAAATAAACTAAATATATTTGACCCATCAAAATTAGTTCCCTGTTCTTGTCTATGTACTTTACCAGAACTGTCACCATGAATTACAAATTCATTTTGACCTATATAACCACTATCTGCACAAGTAGCAACAAGTCCTAACATTTGACTATACTCAAATTGTAATCCGTTAGGAGTTAATCTATAACCACCTATAATACCTTGAGTATCTGCTCCTGCAAAAAAATATCTAAACTGTGATTTTTGTCTTATTACTACAGCGTTAAGACCTTCAAGGTCTATATCAAATACAATATCTGTAAAAATAGACTGTATGTCTTTTGATACAGTTTCTAGATTAACGTCACCAATTTTATCTGTACCTGATATTGGACGTAAACCGTCCTGTGATAAAAAGAGTAAGTCTCCACCAATTTCTATAACGCTGTCTGTAGCTAGGCATCCTAAATTATCAGTAACGTTTTCTATATTAAGAGGTGGATGTATTGGTGATGAAGGATCATGCACTGCTTTTTTTATATTATTTGTACCAAAAATATAAAGAGCATCCCTAAAAGGTTTTATTGCTACGATAGGAAAACCTACATTATATACACCTGCTCCATTAGCAGTATCAAAATCTGTTTCTGCATTTGGAGCACTAACATAAAGGTTGTAATCTTCTGCAGGATCTCCTGCTAAAAATACTCTACTTTGAAATACAGCAGAATATTTAGGATCAGTAGGTGCATTTGTATGAGTAATCTGTGTGTAGGTTGTACCATCATAAGTTGCTGCAGGATTTATGCCATCTGTTAATAATACTTTTGGACTACCAAAATTAAATTTTGTAAATCTAACTTTTGTTACACCAGACATTGTAGGTGAACCAGAAGTAGTTACTGCATCCCATGAACTTGTACTAGTATTCCATTTATGTAAATAGTTATTACCACTAGAAGGAGTACGGCAAGCTAAAATACCATCGTTAATACCGTTAGCTACACAAACACCTAGTACATTTCCTGTGCCTGTAACTGTACCATAATCATTACTAAAACCGCTTATGCGTCTATATCCACCAGTAACAGCAGGTTCATAATTAATTAAACTAACTGCAGATCCAGGCTGTGTTTCCCCTTGAGATAGTACATCTCTACTAGTATTAAGCCCACCTTGACAGAAGACTTTAAATGATCCTAAATTATCTGGCATTAAATCACACTATTAAAAGTACTAGATTGTGGACGATTTATTACTGTTGATCTTACGTATAAATTGTCATCTAGTAATATTCGCCTCATTGCTTTTATACCTTCTTCAAAATTTTGTTGGTGTATAGCTGCGCTTTGTTCATTACTACGAAAACGCATAACAAACATAATAGCACCATCAATTATTACATGTTTAAATCTATCAGGTATAATAGTAGTATCTGTGTATAATACTAAATCATCTGGGTATGTAAAATAAACATATTCTATATCATAAGCTGCATCTGTAAGAGGAGTTACTCCAAATTTCTCTTCTAGTGTTTGATAAACATATATAGGTTTGCCTATACCATTTGTTTGATCGCCTTCATCATCTTGTGTACGATAGTTTTGCAAATAATCATTATATGTTATTGTTTTTAGATGTCTAGGTGTATTATCTAAACCTGTAGTCTTTTTTAGAAAAAACGAATCCCAATCAACTGAACCCATATCAGTTGGAAAGTCATAAGTACGTTGTGCTATAGTTAGTGCTTGTACTTTTGTTGTTTTTAAAAAAGGCCATTCTTGTCCATCTTGTAATATTAATCGAATACTATTATTAACAGCATCTTTTACTAAACCTTGTACATTACGTACAGAATCAAAACCGTCACCCGATGTAGTTAAAGTAACTTCATTTAGTCTTCGTAATGTGTCATTTACAAGTGTAATGTACGTAGTTGCCATTTGTTATACCTTTACATAAGTCTAGAGGGGCAAGTTTCCCTGCCCCCCAGTTCAGTTTATTTATGCGTTGTCACGAGCAACTTCATTAGCAGCCGTATCGCCCATGTCTGTGCAGTCCATCATAACTGCCCAAACACGAAACTTACCTGAAGTAACTGCACCACCAGATAGTGAAGCAATTGTTACATCAATATTATCGTCTGCTACAGCCATTACTGGCTGATAAGCTGCAGGGTTTTGTGCAACTACTGCTGCTGCAGATGTAGCATCAAAACCGTCAACGAATACGTCAGGATCAACTCCAGTACCTAAGTCTAC